CGTTGTTAGTTTGCCTGAACTAGAAGCACTGATGTATAATTGGAGCTTTTTTGAAACTAATATTCATAGCCGTTCGTATAGTCATATTATTCGTAATATCTACAATGTACCAAAAGATGTGTTCAACACTATCCATGATACAAAAGAAATTATTGATATGGCCAGTAGTGTAGGCAAGTATTATGATGAGTTACACCGATTAAATTGCTTAAAAGAAATTTCTGACCCGACAAAAGAATGTGTGCTGGAACCATTACACATTAAGGCGATTTGGTTAGCACTTAATGCTAGTTATGCACTAGAAGCTTTTAGATTTATGGTTAGTTTTGCTACAAGTTTAGCGATGGTAGAGAACAAAATCTTTATTGGTAATGGGAACATTATTAGTTTAATTCTACAAGACGAGTTGTTACATAAAGAATGGACTGCTTGGATGATTAATCAAGTAGTAAAAGAAGATCCTAGATTTGCTCAAGCAAAGCAAGAGTGTGAACAAGAAGTATACAGTATGTATATGGATGTTATTAGAGAAGAAAAAGATTGGGCTACCTATTTGTTTAAAATGGGTCCTGTAATTGGTCTTAATCCTAATATCCTAAGAGATTTTGTAGACTATACTGCACTAAATGCATTAAAAGATATCGGGATCAAATATACCAATGTTAATGTTCCAAAAACTACTCCTATTCCATGGTTTAATAAACATAGTGACACTAGTAAAAAACAGTCAGCCCTTCAAGAAACAGAAAGTACTAATTATGTATTAGGCGCAATGAGCGAAGCACTTGACTATGATGAATTACCTAAATTATAATAAGGAGAGAAAAAATGAAAGCTATAGTATGGAGTAAAACCAATTGTACAAATTGCGATCAAGCAAAAAGTTTATTGAATCAAAAAAATATACCCTATGAAGAAAGAAAAATAGGTGATGGGTGGACTAAAGAAGAATTATTAGAGGCAGTGCCAACTGCCCGAACAGTACCACAAATTTTTCTCGGGGAAGAATATGTGGGTGGGTTCGCTGAACTCAAACAAAAATTAGCAGCTTAAGGAATATTATGCTTAATAAAGACGAAATTTACACTTTTAAATTAAATAGTGGTGAAGAATTGATTGCTAAAGTAATCAAGTACGAAACAGATTTTATTACTATTTTTGATCCAGTTTCGGTAGCACCTGGACCACAGGGTATGGGATTGGTTCCTAGTTTATTTACCGCGGATCCCGACGGAGAAATAAAACTAAATACTAATAGTATTGCAATTTATGGCGTAACTGATGATAGTATAAAAGCAAAATATACTCAAGCGACTACAGGAATAGCGGTACCTAATAAAAAGTTAATACTAGGATAATATGGCAAACTTAAGCAGACAGGGAGATCAAAATACAACAGGTGGAAAAATAGTACGAGGCGCCGGTACTGTATATGCAAATGGTATACCTGTTGGATTGCATGTAAGTACCATTACTCCTCATTCTCCTTTTGGAAAACCGCACCCCCCTCACAATGCTGCTAGAACTACAGAAGGCAGCCCTACTGTTTTTGCTGAGGGTGATCCTGTATTAAGAGTGGGTTCAGGTAATACATGCGGTCATTCTATTATACAAGGCAGCCCTGACGTGTTTGTCCCATGAGTACTACCGGTAAACAAAGCCCTTTAGGGGTAAATGTAAATGGTTCTTTATTGCAAAATACAGGACTACATATTAACCCTATTGTACAGGGTTATACGGGAATTAGTAAAAGTAATGGTAGCTATTCTCCGGGAACATTAGTTAACACCACATGCCTTAAATGGGTAACATATGCTATGTATGAAGCATTTAATGGCTATGTTGCTAAATCTCCGGCCGGATCTTCAACCTATGATAATTTAATCTCTATAGGAAAGAATACTATTCCGGCAATGGGTAATTCAAAGAGTCCAGGTTATATTAGGTATGATCCATCTGGGTATTGGCAGGGTGAAGCTACCACCGGTTATTCAACAGCCGGTACTGTAAACGATGGGCAAAACGCAACTTGGATTCCATATGACACTACTAACACTAATGTAAGTGTTACTCAATGGGGATACATGAGATTACATGCATTGCAAGCTTGGAATGAGTTTAATTGGAACGGCATTCAAACAGGATCAGGAATGCCTCTATATAAAGATTTTGTATCAAGCGTTTTAATCGCTCAAGGTTTTATAGAATATTCTAATAATTCCATAAATTCTATGCGCGGGTCCGGTGACTTCCTTAAAGGCACTTATAGTAATATGAATGATTTAACTAGTGCTGATATAACAGGTGTGAGTTTAGCGACACGGGCATTTGGTCTAGATTGTATTGCTGCAGGTAAAGTAATAGATTTATCTAAAATATTTAAGTTTGGTATGCCTTCAGTTTTGTTACAAACTATTAAAAAATTTAATACTATTACTCAATCATTATCATTGGCGTTATTATCGGCTGGGCTATCAGTACAAGAAGTAAATGATATATCTACAGGTAGAATATCTACCCCTACTAAATTACAAGAGCAAAAAATATATGGATCATTTTTAATTATTGTAGGATCAGATTTAGCTGATATATTGTTACCATTAAATTGCAAAACTAAGGGTCTAGAATCATTAGCTGATTTGTTGAATATAAAAAAATTATTTCCAAATAGTTATCAATCATTGACTGTGCCTATTTATAATGCTACTCCCGGTCCAACTAATTCCAAGACATATTATCCGATATTTGAAAAAGGTTCGGTGAGTTCTAGATTAGAATCCGCTGCAATAGTTGAACAAATTGGAGTAATTATTCCACCCGGTACTCCTTCTGTCGTAGAAGAGCCACCGCCGACATTAATTGAAGTAGCTCCGCCGACTGTATCACCTACCGTTGCACCTGTTGGTTCTCAATTAGCAACATCGACCCCTCTAGAACGGTACAGAAATAGTTAAAAATTATGGCAGATTCATTAAATTTTCAAATAGCAAAAGAAGGATTTGGATCATATCTATCAGAAATATTGCCTGACGATATCGCAGTAACTGCCGGCGCATTTTCTGCAACTATGCAACAAATTAGAAATATTCGAAATGTTGATTTTGAAAAGTTCTCTCAAGTAGCTGTTAATATGGAATCATCAACGAAAGGATTGACTCAAGTTAATGGTACAAATGTTCCGACTAATACTGTCTTAGCTAATGCAGGGTTTAATCTAACTGCATTAGGAAGTGGTCCATATGGTACATACACTATGAGTGATTTTTTAGGATGTATGAGCGGGCTGCCTTATTCATGGGGCCCTGTTCAATCGAAGATTCTGACACTGCAAACTAGTAGATTGATTTATCTTTATCAACAATTATATTTAGCAGTTACTTGGGAGATTGCGACAATATCAGTTGAATATAGTACTGAAAGAATTTATCCGGATCCTTTGGATCCAAATTACTATTATGACGAATACACAGTTACTGGGGTCTCTTTAGCTGATCCAGGTGGAGGGTATGGCAGAGAAGGAGGGCCTGCTCCTACTATTAGTATAAGCAACGGGGGCTTCGGCACCACCTCTATAGGAACTGATCCTCATGATTTATCTACTTATGGTAGAGTAACTTCAGTTTCGTTAACTTCTCCTGGACCAGTTACCAGAACTATCCCTACAGGAACAGTAGGCATGCCCCCCACCATATATGGTAGCGCCGGTTGGCCCGGTATGAATACCGCAGTTCAATACTACATTGACAATTCTAATGCAGAAATCTCTTCAATTAAAGCTGCTAATCCAAATGTTAGTTCAGATTTAAACACTATGTATACTGCATTTGGTAAACAACTTACACTAGAACAACGGGCTAGGTTTACAGGAATAAGTCCAGTTTCTAGTCCAACGCGAGATAATTTTATTAATAGGTACCCTGTATCGCTTTATTCATTTGTTGATGCTATTCCTACTCTAGCACAAAATACACTTCCTCATATGTATTCTCAGACATTAGAGGCTATTAGCAATTTAAATACGCCAGGTGGTCAAAGTATCATAGCGATGATGAGACAAGAGAGAAATGCCGCAAGATTACAAAAGATAGGAATAGATTTAGATAATAATATATCAGGAAA